CGTTCGGTGGCGCGTTCGACAACCCCGACGTCGGGACGCTCACTTGGGATCTGTGGTGCACGATGCTTTTCAAGATGTCCACCACGGGCGCCCCGTCTGGGCTCGCTGCGATGCTGGCACTGGCCCGGACCTACTACAACGAGGCGGGCCTCTAGGCCGCGCGTGTTACACTAGGAGCAATCATGCCTGCCAAGTCGACCGCGCAGTCGAACACGACCCTGACCGCCAGCCTAGCGGACACTGACTACCTGGCGCTATTCTCGGTGGCCCCAACCGCCAGCACGGCAGGCACGGAGCTGTCCGGCAGCGGCTACGCGCGCGCGGCCATTACCTGGGCGGCGGCGGCGAGCGCCGCGAGGGCCAACAGCGCAGCCATCGACACGGCGACCGCTACGGGAAACTGGTCGGCCGCGATCGCCTTTGCGGTGATGAGCGCTGTGACGGGCGGCACCCTGAAGTACTTCGGCTCCATGACGTCCCTGTCGGTCCTGACCGACCAATTCGTGCGCATCCCCGCAGCCGGTCTGGTCATAAGCGAGTCGTAAGCCTCCCGTGCTATACTTTTCGCGAAGGTAAGCGATGGCGATCCAGTTCAACAACATCCCCCTCGGCATCCTCACTCCTGGCATGTTCGCCGAGTTCGACTCGTCGAAGGCGATCCAGGGCATCCAGCTCGCGCCACACGACGTGCTCCTGATGGGTCAGAAGCTCTCGGCTGGCTCTGCCACGGCGGGGCAGGTCTACCGCGTCCGCAACTACGCTGACGCACTCGTACTCTTCGGCGAGGGCTCGCAGCTCGCCGAGATGGTTGCAGCCTACAAGGGCTTCGACACTGCCACGCCCGTCTACTGCGTGGGCGTTGCGGACGCATCCGGCACCAATGCGGCCGGCTCCTTCGTTTACTCTGGAACGGCCACTGAGGCCGGCGAGCTCGTGCACTACATCGCGGGTCGGCGCATCAGCGTTGCGGTCCCAAGCGGCACAACGGCCGCTCAGCTTGAGACGGCGGCGCTTGCGGCGCTCGCGGTGTTCACCGACGACGGCGAGCTGCCTGTGACTTACGCCGCCAACACAGGCACCGGCGTTGACTTGACCGCGCAGCACGACGGCGCGATCGGCAATCAGATCATGCTCGGCGTGGGCCTGCGCCCCGGCGAGCGCACTCCGGCGGGCATCACAGTCACTGTGACTGCCATGGCCTCGGGCGCTACCGACGCCAGCTACTCGGGCGTCATCACGGCCATGGGGGAGGATCAGTACTCCTCGATCGCCATTGGCGTGCAGGACACCACGGCGCTCGGCCTCCTCGTCACCGAGATGGAATCGCGCTGGGGGCCGCTGCGCGCCATCGAAGGTCAGGTGTTCGCCGCCAAGTACGACACCGCGGCCAACCTCGCGACCTACGGCGCGAACTTCAACTCGCAGACACTGACTGTGATCGGCGGCGAGAAGTCGGCGCTGATGCCAGCTCCGTGGGAGGTCGCTGCGCAGACCGCCGCGATCTCCGCGCACCAGGCGCAGGTTGACCCCTCCGTCGCGATGGTCGGCGTCACCTACGCCAACATGTCAGCCGCGCAACGTGGCTCGCGCTTCTCGCGCGCGGATCGGCAGACGCTGCTCGAGGCTGGTATCGCCACTGTGCGTGCGGCCTCTGACGGCCGGCTCGCGACCGACTTCCTGATCACGACCTACCAGACGAACGCCCAGAGCGTGGCGGACAGCTCGCTCCGACCGCTGTACCGCGTGCGCGCGCTGGCGGCGTACCGCTACTCGCTCGTGACCCGTATCGCGGCCAAGTTCGGCGGCTTCAAGCTGGCGGACGACGGCAACGAGATCAGCGGCCAGAAGATGGTCACTCCGGCCATCATGCGCTCCGAGATCTGCGCGCACTTCCTGGACTGCCAAGAAAAGGGCTGGGTCGAGAATTTCAAGCAGTTCCAGAAGGAGCTGATCGTCCAGCGAAACGCGGACAACCTCGACCGCCTCGACGCGGTCCTGCCTCCCGATTTCATCAACGCCTTCCTGGTCGGCGCATTCCAGATCCAGTTCCGTCAGTAAGGGGCTCGCATGGCACAAGTCACTGGCACCATTATAGTTCGCCTGGATGGCGTGTCGCTCCGCAGCGACGCGAAGGCCACCATGTCGCTCGGAGGCAAGGAGCGCAAGAGCCGCTACGCGGACCACGGGCTCGTGGGCTTCTCCGAGACGCCGATCGCGGCCTCGATCAAGGCCACCCTGCTCCACACCGCGGACACGGATCTTCAGCTGATCGCGGACGCGAGGAACGTCACGCTGATGTTCGAGACGGACACCGGCAAGCGGTACACCATTCGTGGCGCGTACAGCATCAAGCCACCTGAGCTCACCGGCTCGGAGGGCGAGGTGAGCGTCGAGTTCGAGGGCCAGGCTGCTGTAGAGACTTGAGCCAGCTTCTAGTCGGAGGACAAAATGAACAAGGCAGTGAAGCTCTCCGCACCGATCACGGTGGAGGGGAAACAGACGAGCGAGCTGACCATTCGCTATCCAGTCCTCGCAGGTGACTGGCGCGCGGCAAGCCGCGGCTGCGGCGGGGACGCTGACGAGCGTCTGTTCCATCTCGCGGCCCGCATGACGGGGCTCGGCACCAAGGAGATCGAGCAGCTGACCATGCACGACTTCCAGGAAGTCATCGCCGCCATGGACATGGGTGACCCTGACCCAAAAGCGCCCTCGAGCTCCTCGACCTGATCGTGTTGGGGCTGGGCTGGGGCCCGTCCGAGACTGACGACCTGTCGCTGCCGGAGGTCCGGCACTACGCCAGGCTGGCCGAGATTCGCCTGAAGGCCCGGCTGCTATAATGGGGTGGCATGTCGAGTAGCCTCACAGCATCAATCAAGATCGCAGTCGACGCCTTCGGCCTCGACAAGATCCATAAGATCAGCGCCTCTCTCGACAAGACAGGCGGCGCCGTCCAGCGTCTGAACGTCGGCCTCCGGGACGAGGCCAAGTTCGCGGCGCAGGCCCAGCGCGCCGAGCTCTCGCTCGCAGCAGCTCGGCAGAAGGCGGCGGCGGCGCAGCTGCTGTCAGGCAAGCAAGCCCAGGCTGCTCAGCAGCGCATGCTGATTGCAGAGCGGCGCATGCAGCTCGCGCAGCAGGCTGCCCAGGTGCGGATGGCTGGCCAGAAAGCCGCGCAGGCGCGGGCTGCAGCCAGGGCTCAGGCCCCGGCGGGCGCCTCAGGCGGTCGCGGCAGCTCCGGCTCGAGCGGCTTCGCGATGCCGAGCCTGTTCAAGCTCTGGGGCTACGGCTACATGCTCAAGCACGCCCTGCAGACCGTGGGCGGGATCGTGTCCGGGCTGATGACGCCCGCGATCGAGTTCGAGAGCGCGATGGCGCAGGTGCGCATCAAGGGCGGCTTCGACGCGGCCCAGACCGCGGGCCTCGCCGCTTCGGCCATGCAGATGGGCCGGACCTCGATGTTCACGCCCATCGAGTCGGCGCAGGCACAGATCGCGCTCGCTGCCAGCGGCCTGACCCCAGAGACGATTACGGGCGCGATGCCGGTCGTCAAGAAGTTCGCGCTCGGCGCGGACCTCAGCACCGAGGAGGCATCGAACGCACTTGTAGGCGTGGCGAAGCAGTTCGACCTCGAGCTGACGCAGACCAACCTGTCGGAGGTCGGCGGCTCGCTGATCAAGGCAGCCAACGCCTCGCTCGTGAGCGTGCGCGACCTGCTCCAGACGCTGAAATACGTCGGCCCGTTGGGCGAGCTCGCGGGCCTCGATCTGGCCGAGGTGCTCTCAATGGCCTCGCTCGTTGGCGACCGCGGCATCCGCGGCTCCCAGTCGGGCACCGGCACCCGGAACATGCTCGTCAGCCTCGCCAAGCCCAAGGGCGGCAGGGCCACTGCAGGCATGCTGCATACGCTGGGCATCACCAAGCAGCAGCAGCGAACGGCCATGGAGGACATCGACGGCTTCATGCTGAAGATCCAGAAGGCGATGGATCGCAAGAGGTGGACGAAGCAGGCTCGCGTCGGCTTCTTCGCCTCGTACTTCGGGCAGTACGGCATGACTACGGCCGCAGTACTGGCCAAGGCGTCGGAGCGGCACCCAATCAGCGACACCAACAGGAGGATGCTCAGCGACGTTGACAAGCGCTCGTGGATGCTGCGCGAAGGCGCGCCCGAGGCGCTCGAATCCGCCTACGCCGTCCAGGCAGCCACGCCGGCCGCGCGACTCAAGGCGCTCGGCGCGCGCTGGGATGTGCTGAAGATCGACATGGGCGAGAAGCTCATGGCCTACGCCATGAAGTCTGCCGACGTCCTGACCAAGGTGGTCGAGGAGCTGGACCTGGCACTGAACCAAGGTAAGTACGATTTGATCTTCGAGAGGCTCGGCACCTCGCTGGTGACGTTCACGAACGCCGCGACCCTGATCCAGCCGGCGCTCGAGTTGCTGGCGCAGGCGCTCAGCTACTGGAGCGAGGACCACGCGGATAGGGTTCCGGCCTACGCCCGCAAGCCTAAGCTGGGCGAGAAGGGCTATGCCGGCGTCGAGAAGCCGTGGTGGATGTTCGACGAGACGCCCGACTCGTTCACGCCGGGCGACACCGGGCACGGCATCAAGGCTGACGGCTCGCGCCCTCGGCAAGGTCCGGCCTACGGCGTCGCCGCCGGCATGTTCGATCGCGCGCCTGTACACATCACGGTCGCTGCTGAAAAGGGCACCCATGCGACCATCAGTACTCTCAAGCGCAAGGACGTCGAACTCCGCACCGAAGGAAACGTGAAGCAGTAATGGGCAACTCCGACGCCG